CGGCCTGATCGGTCGGCGTGCCGCCATAGATCGACCGCCCCCCCACCTTGGGCACTTCCTCGGCCATGACCCGCGTGATCCCGCCCGACCGCCAGGGCATGCCCTCGCCGTCCAGCGTTTTTTGTTCCACCTTCGGCCGAATTGTGCATTGCCCACAGCGCAGATCATCGCCGAACCACGACACGACCAAAGAGGCAGCCCCAACCCCGGGCATCTCTTCGGTCAACTGCTCCAGTGACAGTGCAAAGTCGGTCTGGTCGGTTGGCATGTTCACATTGGCCGTGCGGTTCTGGCCGGGGCCGATCTGGTAATGCACAGGCGTTGTTGCCAACGAGTATTCGCCCGTGCCCGGAATCACGCAAACGCCCGAGATGCTGGCCGCCAACTCCTCAACCCGCGCCCCGGCAGCGGTCTGTGCCGGACGCACGACCTCAAAGCTGAACTGCGGCACCCGGTTACCAAATGCCGAAAGATCGAGATCCTCGATCACCACATAGGCAACCCCGCGATAGGCCGGCGCGTTGCCCGCGCCCTCGACCGCCGCAATCTTGGGATCGGCAAGCTGCGTCTCAGTCCCCTTGTACACCCGCAGGGTCAGCGCGTTGGTGGCAATCTCGTTGCCATCGGCCCAGATCCGACCCACGCGGCGGATTTCGCCTTCGCAAAGCGCAATCGCAAGGCTGACCGAATAGCTGTATTGCGTCACCCGGCCCCCACCGCCGCCCTTGCCGCTGCCGGTCTCGGACACCGTTTCGCGAAAGCGCGTCGCCCAGATGACCTGCCCCCCCAGCCGCACGCGGCCCCAAGCCCGCGTGACCGCAGAACCCTCGCTGGCCCCGGTCAGGCGAAACCGCTCAACCCGGCCCACCTCCACTGCCTCGGATCCCGCGCCAAGCAGACGCTGGTCAATGACCTGACCCAGCGTGGCACCAATGGCCCGGCCAATCACCGCCCCTGACAGGCCCAGCACCGTGCCGCCGAACCCCGCCCCGACGGCCGCTCCGACTGCTGACAAAAGGATGGTCGCCATGGTTCAGGCTCCTTCAAGGAAAACGAAAAACGGCGGCGATCTTGCGCTGCCAAGGCCCCGACAGCGGCGAGATCACAACCCCATGACCGCTGTAGGCATGAATGAACGCGGGCACTGGACCCGTTTCGGCCAGAATGCCCAGATGCTTGGCCACCGCACCCGGCCGCATGCGGAACAGCAAGATGTCGCCGGGCACCTCTTGGCCCTGCACCACGGGCTGCAAGATCGCCTGCGCGGCCTGCAACAGCACCTCCTGCCCGGTCGGCTCGCCCCAGTCTGCGGTGTAGGCTGGCACCACGCGCGGCTCATCGCCGTGAATCTCGCGCCAGATGCCGCGCAAAAGGCCCAGACAATCCGTGCCCGCACCCTTGCAACTCGCTTGATGGCGATAGGGCGTGCCCAGCCAGTCACGGGCACGCGCCAGAACCTCGTCATTGCGGGTCATCCCTGCAGGCTCCCCCCGTCATTCACAGTGCCCGAGACGGGGTACGAGGTCAGCCAATCCTCCCCCGGCACATGGGGAAAGCCGCGAAAGTTCAGGAAATTCGCAAACTTCGTCTGGCAGGTCGCCGCGCGCCGATCACAACCGGCAATCAGCCGGATGCTGTCGCCCGCGGCCAACACCGCACCCGTGCCGTGCCAAAGGTCCACCACCCGGCCCGTTGCAGTCAGCCGGTCGACCTTGACCATCACCGACATGCCGGCCGAGGCCCCGCTCAGCACCTCGATCTGACCGCGTTCAAACCACTGATCGGCAAAGCCGGTCAGACCCTCGATCCTGATCCGGCCCAGCACATCAATCTCGGCAATCGGCGCGGTGGCCCGATAGGCCGGCAGGCCAAGGTCCACCCCACAGCGCGCATCCCCCAGAACCGCGCCGCAGCCCGCCTGATAGACCAACCCCTGCACTTGGTTCAGCCGCTCGCTCAGGCCCCGCAGTTCCACCCGAAAGGCCCCAGCCTTGCGCGTCACCTCACCGAAATTGCCGCGAAACTCGGTCACCCGCGCGCTCACATCGGCCCAATTCACCAGCCAGCTTTGCACTTCGGCCCCATCAAAGCGCCCCTCCGCCAGATCCTCCTCGCGGACCGAGACATCCGACAAAGCCCCCACTGCCTCGGAATTGTCCACTGACAGGCCCGTGGTCTGCTGCAAGGCCCCCGCCGACAGCCCGCTGGACGCTTTGAACACATGCCCGTCAAAGGTCAGATCGCGGTCATGGTCGGTAAAGCCATAGGTCTCGCCATCCTTGCGCGTCACCAGCCAGCAATGACAGACCGTGGTGATGCCGCCGCCCAGATGCTGATAAAGCGCCTCGCGCCCGTTCATTGCCGCACCTCGATCACCGGCACATCCGGCACCTCGCCCGCCTTGAACGAGGCCAGCGACACCGCGATGCGGTCGGTGTCGAACCGCACCGGCACATCAAACTCAAACCCCGCCGTGACCTGCGCACCAATGTCGGGGGGCGTGACAAAGCTCACAAGCCCGGTCGCCGCATCGACCGTGAACTCCACCCCTTCCACCTTGGGATCATCGGCAATCGCCACCGTCACAGTGCCCGCCACGGGCTTGGCAATCGGGCGCCAATAGTCCTGAGACCCCGACAAATACCGATTGCGCAGCTGGAACGTCGTCCGCACGCCATCGCCTGCGCCCAAGATCTGATCCACAGGCCCGGTCGCCGCCGAAGGGAGCGAAGATTTCCAATCCGCCCAATCCTTCCAGCGAAAGGCGTGCAAAGGCCCGCGACGCGCCTCGAAAAACGCGATCAGCGCCTCCAGATCATCAAGCGACCGCAGCCCCATCCCCGCGTCATAGCGCCGACGCGAATGCTCCCAAGGCGTGTTGCGCTCCTCGTGGCCATTGGCCAGCGTCACAATCTCGGTGCGCCGCTCTGGCCCGCCCAGCGCGCCAAATGACAGGTTCGCCGGAAAGCGGATGTCGTGAAATGCCATGGTCCTGCCCCCTCAGCGGTTTCTTTGCCCACGCGCCAGCATTCGCTGGGCCTGGGCGGCAATCTGGGTCTGGCTGCGTTGAAAGCCCTGCACATCGGGGGTCGTGATATTCATCACCACCGTCACAGGCCGTGCCGATCCAGTCGCCTGCACACCCAACCGGCCATCGGCCCCGCGTGCCAAGGGCATGATCGCCTCTGGCCCCGCCTCACCCATCAGCCCGGTGGCGCCCCGCATCGGAAAAGCTGTCGCCTGCGCCACCACGCCGCCCTTGGCAAAGGGCATCACTCGGCCCTGGGCAAAGGCACCGCCCTTTTCAAAGGGCATCAAACCACCCAAAAGCCCGTTCAACCCTTGGGCCAGTGCGCCACCCAGCGCGTTCTGCACCGGCCTCATCGCCACGCCATAGATCGTGTCGGCCATGGTCCGCGCCACGCCGCGCAGCGCATCCGACAGCTTGACCCCGTCAAACACCAGCCCATCGAAAGCCCGCCGCAAGCCGCCACCGATCCCCGTGGAGAGCGTGTTCACCTCACGCCCTGTGAACACCAGACTGTCGCGCATCCGCGCCAACTCGCCTTCAAAGGCTGCCACCATACCCGCACTGCCGGCCAATGTGGCCTCAAGTGCGGCGATCTGGTCTTGCAGCTCGTCAATCTCTGCCATGATCCTTGCCCTTTCCCTGATCAGGATATGCCGCAGCCAGTTCTTCCAGCCGCGCCCGCGTCAAAGGCGGCACCGTCGCCTCTGCGCCCAACATGATCCGCAACTCCACCGGACTAAGCCGCCAGAACTGATCAGGCGTCAGGCCCAAGCGGCCCATCCCGGCCCGCATCAGCCCCGGCCAATCGATCCCGCTCATGCCTCGCCCGGCAGCTGGAACGCCCGTGCGAGCAACTCTGCCGCCACCCGCGCCGCCGCAACCGGCCCGCCAGCAATCTCGGCGGTGCGCAAATCGGCGGCCGTGCCTTGCCAGCCCCCGCCCCGCAGCCCCGCCACAACCAGCGCCAGCACATCGCGTGTGGTGAAGGCCCGCGTCTCGAACCGCTCCACCAGCTCCATCAACGACCCCGCCTCCAGCGCGGCCTCCAACTCGGCCAGCGTGCCCAGGGTCAGCTTGGCCACATGGCGCTGCCCATCCAGCACAATCGCCACCTCACCGGCATAGGGGTTGGCCATCCGCCCGCCCCCTTACAGCGCGACAAAGGTCAAAAGACCGGCCGAGGCGAGGCTGATCTCATAAGTCGCCTCGCCATTGTGGCTGCCGGCATATTCGATGCTGGTGATCTGGAACGGCCCCTCGATGGTGCCGAAATCCGGAACCACCACCTGAAAATCCGGGGTTTCGGCGTCAAAGAAAATCTGCCGTGCGCGCCCATCTGTCGCCGCATCGCGAAAGACGCCCGAGCCCGAGATCGAGGCGGACTTCACCCCAGCCCCCGCCAGCAACTCTCGCCAGCCGCCTGCACTTTCCAGACTGGTGACATCCACCTGATCGGCATTGAGGCTGAACCGCTGCGCGCGCAACCCCGCCAGCGTCTGAAACTGCCCGTCCCCGACCATATCGACCTTGACCAACAGGTCCTTGCCGTTCTGCACTGCCATGTCTCATCTCCCTAACCGCCAAAAGGCCGCGCCCTTGGCTGTGAAAATCCGCTAAAGCTCCACCCGCGCCCGAAACGTCATGTCGATGCGCCGCGTGGAGCCCTCCTCCAGCCGCCGCGCCACGGCGCG